AATTTTTTAACGGGAGCTGAAAAGGATATTCTTTTTGGTTTCGGTGGCCCTTCTGCAGGTGATGGAGAGACGGCCCTTTGTGTCGGTGATACAGATCTTGGCGCTGGTGATATAGCTTTGCGTACAGAAGGTGGAGGTCTTGGTGGCGAGTCTGTTCTTGATTCAGGTACAGCTTCTGCACTTGGTTTGCTTGAAAATGATTTTACAGACTTTGCTTCAGGGGATGGTTTGCTTGCACTTGATTCAGGTGGGGGTTTGCTTGCACTTGCTTTACTTTCGCTTGATTCAGGGGATGGTTTGCTTGAAAATGATTTTAAAGACTTTGCTTCAGGTGGGGGTTTGCTTGCACTTGCTTTGCTTGAAAATGTTTTTACAGACTTTGCTTCAGGGGATGGTTTACTTTCGCTTGCTTTACTTTTGCTTGATTCAGGTGGGGGTTTGCTTGAAAATGATTTTACAGACTTTGCTTCAGGGGATGCTTTGCTTTCACTTGCTTTGCTTTCACTTGATTCAGGTGGGGATTTGCTTTCACTTGCTTTGCTTGAAAATGTTTTTGCAGACTTTGTTTCAGGAGATAGTTTGCTTGAAAATGATTTTACAGATTTTGATTCAGGTGGGGCTTTGCTTGAAGATGGTTTGCTTTCACTTTCTTCACTTGGTTCTGATATAGGCGATTCCGTTGGTGAAGGGAATGTATCTTTTACAAATTCTTCTTCTTCCTTTTCTTCTTCCTTTTCTTCTTCTTCCTTTTCATCCTCTTCTTTTTCTTCTACTGGCGCAGTTGTTTTTGGCGCATTATTTGCTACATGTCTCGGCATATCTTCTAAACTTACACGAATGATGGTAGTTGATTCATTTGGACTTCCCCGAATCATTTCTCTCATATCATCTTCTGAACCATCACTATTTTCAAAAATAAATTTAATATTAAATACCACTTCTAGTACAAGTAAATTGAACATCCAAATTTCAGCATCTTCTTTAAATGAATCTAACCATGCTTCATCGTAAGGTTTTTGCCTTTTGAAATTTTTCAAATGAGTTGCTTGAGGTTTGCCGTCCAATCTCTTAGTCACCTTCCTTATAACAGCTGCTTGTTCTTTTATTGCGGCAGTTGCATTTGTTACAGGTTTTAAAAATCGTTTTAAATAGTCAAATATATTGTCAACTTGTACTTCTTCTTTCATTTCAAATGCAACGAGAGAACCAGGTTCATTGTAGTAATGATCAAATAAAAGAAATTCACGTCCTTCAAAATCAGTTAGATCGTAGACATCTTCTCTCTTGACATGCGTTTCATATATTCCTAATTTTGCAGCAACCTTGCCATTTTTAATTACATATACATAACAATAATGTACATCTTTTTTTGTATCGCTCATTACTTTACCTGGTGCTATCATGATATCTTTATTAAAAACATTAAGCTTGTACAAATCTACTTCAATACCTTGATCTAATTCGGATAAATCATCCAGAGTGGCCTCATAAACTTTATCGGAAATTTGAGATTTTACTTGACTGTTCATAATATAGTAGTATATTATTTGTTTATTTGTATTCTTTAATAATATCTAAAATATCCATGCATTTGAATGATATTTTCTTAGATGTAAACTTTTGTTGAATTTCTAATACATTTGTATACAGGGTTTCCATCTTCTCGTGAAAAATAATATAGTCAATACATTCCTTGATTATAATGTGAATATTGTTGATATATTCCTCATTATGTTCTCCTCCAATTTCGGATTTTAATAAAGTTGTTTGCAACTTGATACATAGCTCAACTATATTATCTAAATTACATACGTTCGTTTTCATTAAATTTATAAAAAAGACTAAACTAGATTTAATATGCTCTACGCGCTTGATGTAATTACAATATTCGTCATAGTCTACATTTGGATCCACGTAATTCAATTGGTCTATATCACTTGTGTGAATATCAAAGTGTTCCTGGAATACTAGATAAAATTCATTCTTTTTTTCAATTAATTCAGTATATAATTTAGCAAATATAAGGGAATAATAAATATTTGAACTGGCTATTTTAAATATGAGCTCCGTTATCTTTTTGATTTCTTCTGAAACATCTATTTTCTCAATAATACTAAATAATTCCGCCTTTAATTTATCATAATTCTTATCAGTTATTTTATTCAATAGTTTAAATATTTGGCTTATATCTTCTTTTTTATTGACTATTGTCTTTTTTAGATTTTCCTTGATAGGTATATTTAAAGTTCTTTTAATAGTATTTAATTGCAAAACAGCTTGCTCGTCTAGTACATTTTTTTTCCTATCCATGTTAATTGAAATTTCCAAAAATCTTTCATACGAAATCATTATACTATATATACATATTCGTTCTTTATACAATTTATTTTTAAAGGATTCATATAATGTTTAATTACGATGAATTGTTTGATACTGGAAAAACAACTACTAATTATGATACTAGTTATTTTAAATTACCCATTGAATTAAATGATCATGGAGAGATAAATTCTATAGTCAAGGCCGATCTTGAAATGAATATAGGATCTAATATTTATAAATTTTTATTGGACGACTCACTCTTAATACATAAATGGTCTTCTTTTTATAGTTCTGATAAAAAATTTTTACGAGACACGCAGTCTCATATAAAACGTTATCCATCAACAGAAATCAAAAATACGATGATAGAAGAATATAAAATATTCAAAGAAGAAAATAATTTTATTGATAGGTATCAATACATAAGCTTAAAATATTTAAAACCATTGAACGAGTCAGTATTATTTTTACAGTTTCTCAGCGTGTTTAATTTAGCAAGCCCCGTTTTATCTCTCATGTCTCCGCTATTCGTATTGATTGTACCCTTTTTACTTTTAAAAATAAGAGGCATACCTATTACGATTGGGGTATATATCAATATTTTAAAACAATTAATGCAAAAGAATAATTTTTACAACGTGCTTACCAATTTTAGCTCAATACCTATTCAACAAAAAATGTCTACTCTGATGAGTCTACTGTTTTACATGTTTCAAGTATACAGCAATGTCATGTCATGTATAACTTTTTATAAAAATACAAACTCTATATCCACATTTATTCATAATTACAAGAGTCAGATGAGAGATAGTTTACATTTAATGAATAAAGTACAGTCTTCTATTGCCCAATATAAAACATATGCTCCCTTTTACAATGAAATAGAACAACACAAATCGGTAGTAGATAAATTATTGGTGCGTTTTGATGCCATCTTACCATATGATAACATGTTAACCAAAATTTCTCAACTAGGACACTTGATGAGTTTATATTACGACATATATTTTAACGAAGAATATCACAATACGTTTATGTATACCGTATATTTGAATCAATATGATAAAGATATTATTGCGTTGAGCAAAATGGTTAAGGAGAGAAAAATAAACAAATGCAAATATGGTGTTATAACTAAAATGAACAACATGTTTTATTTACCACATATAGAAGAAAAGCCAATTAAAAATGATATTACTTTAGAAAAAAATATAATAATTACTGGTCCTAACGCGTCGGGTAAAACAACCATATTAAAAGCGTCCATGATTAATATATTGATGAGCCAGCAGTTTGGTTATGGTTGTTATAAAAATGCTCGTATTAAATTGTATGATATGTTTCACTCGTATTTAAACATACCCGATACTTCGGGGAGAGATAGTTTATTTCAAGCGGAAGCAAGGCGATGCAAAGATATTTTAGAACAAATTCACGACAATACGGATAAAAAACATTGTTGCATTTTTGACGAGATTTATTCTGGTACTAATCCGAATGATGCTGTGTTATGTGCCAATTTATACTTAAAAGGAATGAATCATTATAAAGATAATGTGGATTATATATTAACAACTCATTACATACAATTATGTGAAAATTTTAAGAAGGATGAAAAAATAGAAAATTTAAAAATGGATGTAGTTGTATCTGATGATGATATAAAATATACATATTCCATTTTACCTGGAATTTCATATATTCATGGAGGAAAACATATTCTGAAAAATTTGAATTATCCTGATTATTTATTCTTGCTATAATATATAATGCCAAGGAGAAAAACACGAAACAACGGATTCCATCCTTTTACGAACGCAGGAAATCTTGTACTAGGCACTGCTGAGAAAGGTGTCGGTCTTGCAGGAAATGTATTAACTCGTGCGACAAAGGGGGCACGTAATATTGGTGTTGGCGCTCTTCGCGTATCTGGTAGAGTATTGCGTGTAGGTACTGGTGCTGCAAATACCGTTGTTGGTGTACCGGTTCGCCTTTTATCTGGCCGCAACAAGCGACGTGGTAGAAAGTTTACTAGACGCAGGCGTTAAGCTTCGTTTAAAAGCCAATAAAGATTTGTTATAATATCTTATTATGGCATTTTCTAATATTTTAGATATTAGCAGTTTTTTTATTGGGATGTTGATTAATCTTTTACTAATCGCCTTAATTTGTTATTACTTTAAGAGAAAATATGAGGCACTTGAGTTTGCTCAAAACGAACAATCAAAGATTTTATACAACATCATTCAGCAGCAACAAACTAAAAAAACGATTAATATTGAGAATCTTATGAACAGTGTACAGGAAGTAAATTTAGACAAAAATGCTTCCGAAAGTGATTCTGATTCCGATTCTGATTCTGATTCTGATTCTGAAGACGATTTTGAAGAGTCTGATGTGAAAACGGTCAATGTTGAAGTCCATAGCGAGGAACTAGAAGAACCCATGGAAGAAGTTGTCGTTACAAAAGTAGATGAGGTCATTGATTATAGTAAGATGACGATTAAAGAATTGAGAGATGTGTTGTCTAGAAAAGGCATATCTAGTAGCAACAAGATGAAAAAAAATGACTTGCTACAATTGATTGAAACTGGTAAAGAGACATTAAATTTAGAAGATGAGTTGAATGAAGTTAATATCTAATAATATATTAAATGGACAATACTTTTATTGAAAATAATCAATTGTTTATTCATTTCTCTCCAAATGCAATAATAAACAATAAAATAAGAACTGAAAATATCAAGACCAATAGACAATATAGAGAGTATTTGCAAAAAAATACGCTTAATATAATGAGCTACAATTTTGTAAACGTGCCCCAAGTGTTTGGCAACAATATTCCGTATACATTTAGTAGTGTGAATGACACCTCGCGTCCCTATGGCTATGAAACATCTGAACCAAAAGAGAATTTTTTATTGCATCAGTCTAATTTTGCAAATCAAACCAGACCAATGCGTTCTAATTATATGTAAACAATTTAATTATTCTTTATATATAATTTATATGAGGCCAGGCCCAATTGATGTATCTAGATCAAGGTCTAAAAGTCCTAGTAGGATGTTTAGACCAACTACACCAAGAAGTATACCAACTTATATATTACAACCAACGCGTAATGCATTGCACGAAACAATAAATCTTGTAGAACCAATGAAAAATGCATTACGAGAAACAAAAAAAGTCATCTCTTTCTATGGTGTACTTGTAGAACCAAAGACTCCACCTGGCCTACCACCAGAGCTTCCTAAAAAAATGTTTAAAAGACCTACGTTGAAACGTATTAATGATAAATTATAAAAATAGTTATGTATAAAATATTTCACATAAAAACAATACAATTTTTCTTATTGTGTATGCAAAATTACATAATTATATATTTATTGGTAAAAAATATACCGCATTTAAGATTATAATTTAAATAATAAAAATAACATAGTATAATGTTTATCAGTATAGACGTTGGAATAAAAAATTTAGCATACATTGTTTACGACACAAATATAGTTGAATGGAAAGTAGTTGAATTATGTTCTACAAATGCAACAAAGGCAAACTTGATTCATTTAGGAAAAAAGTTATATGAAGTACTAGAAGAAATTGATTATGATTTCACTCATGTTATTATAGAGAATCAAATTGGACCGAATGCAATACGTATGAAAAGTCTACAGGGCATGATTACTATGTATTATATTGGAAAAGGTTGTGAAATAACATACTGGAACGCTTGTAATAAACTAAAACCCTTTACTACGGTTAAGCTGAGCTATGCAGAGAGAAAAAAACTAAGTGTTGCCGTCACTCGCGCAATCATTAAAGAACACTATTCAGATACATTAGAATATTTTAATACGCACAAAAAAAAAGATGATCTAGCGGATTGTTTTCTGCAATTAATGGATTATTTATCTAAAAATGGGTTAAATAATATATTTAGTAATGCGATAAATTTAAAGTTATAACATATTTATAATGTAATATGGAAGAAATCAATCTAGATTCACATTTTGGTTCTCCAGACACACCTTCTGTTAATTTTGGTGGGGGCATTGAATTATTGATGAATGATCGTAAGAAAAGCAGTACGCCGACTGAACATATCTCTCTTGAAGACGAGTTGAAGGAATTGGACAATTTTACATTCAAGACGACCGAGACAAAACCCATGCAGTTTAAAGAGACCAAATTTACCGTAGAAAAAAAGGATGAACCAATCAGTATTGGAAAAAGCACAATGTCGTTTGATATACCTACAACGGATAATTTTAAACACATTGATAATATACACATTGAAGAAGAAGCTAAAAAAGTAGAACACAAAACGAAAGAGGAGTTATTGAAAGAAAAATTTCAATATCTTAGAAAGTTGGAAGCGCTTGAGCAAAAAGGTGTTACTTTATCAAAACGTTATAGCATGGATTGTTCGTTGGATGAAATGAAGGGAGAATACGAATACATTGTTTCAGAGAAAGAAAAGAAAAATAGTGTACAGTTTCAAGGAAAGGTGCTCACCACAATCATAACAGGTTTGGAGTTTTTAAATAGCAAGTTTGACCCTTTTGATATTAAATTGGATGGATGGTCTGAGCAAATTACTGAAAATTTGGACGATTATGATGACATCTTTGCCGAATTGCATGAAAAGTACCGTTCTAAGGCTAAAATGGCTCCAGAATTGAAAATGCTTTTTCAGCTTGCAGGAAGTGGTATGATGATACATATGACAAATACCATGTTCAAATCGGCCATTCCTGGTATGGATGACATTATGCGACAGAACCCGGACTTGATGCAACAGTTTACGAAAGCTGCAGTAAATTCCATGGAAAACACCTCGCCTGGTCTTGGTGGTTTCATGAAAGACTTTGGTCAGATTGGTCGGAAGCCAAACCCAATGACAGGAGAAATGCCGCAAGCACCATTTCGTCCACGTGAAGAGATGCGTGGCCCAGATAATATCAACAGTATCTTGAGTAGCTTAAACAAAAAGGTGGATGACAAGAATGAAAGTACGATCAGTCTTGAGGAAATCAATAATTTGACGATGCCTACACCCAAGCGCGGTCGCAAGGCACGCAGTGATAAGAGTATGTCTCTAGACCTATCTAACATGTAATATTATACAAT